TATAACCGCAAACAAGGTTTCATTTTACGTGGAACACCATGACCTATTTTTCAAACACACCAATTGATGATTCCCTAAAACGTGGTGATTGGTAATCTTCGTATGCTGTCACTAAGCTTATTTTGGTATTGTTTATTAATGCTAATGCCAATCTTCGAAGTTGTTTTGCTTTTTTATTTCGCACTAATGTCACCTATAAATTGTCGAGCGTCGATTAATTTGGTTGTTTTTCTTTTGATGTGGTCACTTAACAGATCGAGTAACACACTAGGCACATCATCAGATGAATTATCTTTAACTTTTAACCATTGCATAATAATATGAAAATAATCATGTTGATTATTATCAATAGCAAATGATCGACGATTAAATTCATATTCGTAATCAAACACATCAAACAATTGCTGAACATCTTTTATTGCTTGATTCACATATTTTCGAACTGAATCGGTTACTTTTACGATATGATCATAAGTTTCACCCGGCCCCAATTGTGATATAACATCATCGATATGATCATCAAGAATAGCTTCGATCAAAAGATTTTCACGTGTTCCATCCGAAACTAAACCATGTAGGGCCAGATACCACGCTGTTTTTAATTTGGCTTTTTGACCACCTTCAAAAACAACTACCCACCCTTCAATATGAGTACGTTCTGCTACCATCTGCAAAAGATCAGATAAATCGTATTGAACTGTAATATTTTCAATGCGCTTTACTGCTGGAAAACGTTTGCAAACATAGTCAAGATCCCATAGATACGCACCCATTCTGTCACGAACTTTCAATAATACTAATTCAGTTTCAGCATATGATAAAACAATTTGATTGAATGGTGATACCAATTCAAATATAAAATGATAACGTTCATCACTGATTAATTCCCGCAAACTTTGTGATTCATCGTAACAAATTTGAGCCATAACAGCTTGCTCTGATTCGAAAGACATTTTTGATTTAGCACGAACTGATCCATCAGGAAAACGTACAAATTGTATCAACGATCCATCCGCTTTGTCTTCAATACGAACAATTTTTTTATCTTTCAAATCATCAAACATCCAACCTTCAGTTTGGTTAACATTGAAAAACTTTTCCATTGCTAAATGTCGTTCCCAACATTCAGTATCGGGATTATATACAAACGTAATACCACGCATTTCAAATGCATTATAATCAACAAAATCAGACAATGATGCTAATCGATAGTTATACATTTCAACCATATAACCATTGACTGATGTTTCAGTTACAAAGAATGCATCATTAGCTTCTACTATTTCATGGCATCTATCTCTTGATATCATTGTAGTCATAATAATATCTCCTTATTTTAAGTTGGCATGCAAGTTGAACAATATATAATCCACAGAATGCATACATTTCTAATTTATATAATAGGTATGATACTACAAGATCAGTGATAGTGTCAATATAAACGTTTGGTATCAATTTTCTTGTTTCTGATAATTTCATGATGTCCATTTGATATTCCTTAGTAGTAAACATCACTACACCAATATTAAAACAAGACATAAAAATTATTGAAACTAAAGGTAATATTACCATTGAGTCATCACCCGACCACAATTGATATAATAACGGAACACATAATGTTCCGTTATATAAAGCCCAATATTTGTTCACAGAATGAGATTAAAATAAATAGTTTTAGCTTTAATAGCAACAGATTTACCAATCATTTTTGCATCAATATTATTGACGACCATTGTGTCAGATTCTTCTTTAACGATATCGTTATAAACCCATCGAATAACGTCACCTGTGTGTCGTTCACTTTCTGCACCAACTTCAGACATCGCTTGTAACACACGATTTTCAGTAACAGTATTCGTGATAAATGTATCAAGTTTATCTTTCGCTTCAATTTGTTCAGGTGTCAATGGAATCAGAGTTTTGACTTTACTGATTGAATGTTTTTCGCCTTTGACTTTGAAACGCATTGATGATAAATGTAAACCTTCTGGAACATTCACAGGTGTCCACACTACACCTTCACCAATACCATCTTTACCAAAATGTTTTGCTACTGGACATTCAGCTTCAACAGCTTCAGTAATTTCAACCATGCGTTTAACTTGTGTATCAGGATTATTGAAATCAATAGTTAACGAGTATGTTGGAAATTGTTTGATGTGAAATACATTGGGAAACTTATTCCAAAAATGCATATGTTCAATTAATTGAAGTGTTTCAATATGTTTATGACTATCGACTTCAATAATGTCAAATATAACAAACATTTTATCAAGACCATTAATACCAACACCCGATTGGATATTTCCACCACACCATTCACCGTATATAATTACGTCACCACCAATAGTGGCTTCCATTGATATATGGTGTGCCATATTTATAAAATCGTCTTCATTTGCTTCAACAAATTTAGCAAATCCAGCGTTATCAGCTTCGGATGTAATTATATTGTTTCGAGATTGTGCGTAGACATCATTATACTTAGTGATAACAACACCAGCATTAGTACCATGTAATTTAACAGTACCTTCATAAAGTACATTAGCACAATCGATACCATATTTGATACCATATTGACGAACGTATTTAAGTACAGTTCTGAATTGTTCGATTGAAGGAAATTTATGGAACGTATTTGACATTTATATTATCCGATAATGATATATGAGAATAATATCGGATAAGTTACTTTTTGTCAATAGGTATGTTGCTTTTTATAAAATTAGCAACATACAGGTGTATATCATTAGCGAAAAATCTTCTCCAATAATATCCACGGATAACCGATATTACAGTAAATTGCAACGTTATAATTAAAGTATCATGAATTGTTATAATGTCAGCTTCTATTATTGGCACCAAAACTAACAGCCAATAAAGATATGCAACACCTAAACCAGATCCAACATTACAAAATTGTTCAATTATTGATAATATTTTAGTTTGTTTCATTTACGACCACCAATATTAGTCAAACGTTTCATTCTAGTGAATTGGTCATCAGAAAACAAATCGACGATTTCTAGTGCACGAACATAAGAATAACCATAAAATTTCTGGACTAATTTTGTATTATCATCCTTTTCAGGTTTAAACCATTCAGCAAAATCACGTTTACCTTTTTTGATTGCATAAAAATAATACGTAAAATGTTGTTTTGGTGACATCCACGGTCGCGAGTTTAAATCACTGACATATAAAATACTTGCCATATAATTAGAAAAGTATTTGTCAATGTAAAATCTAGGATATTCTGATTCAGAAAAATCTTGATCTTTGAATAAGTTTCGTTTCGTTTCGGTTAAAGCCCTAACGAAATCCATAGGTTTATATGGTGTCACTTCTTAAAATTACATTCAGCCATAATTTGTGTACAACATGCAAGCAAATTAATCTGTTGACTAACAGAAGCTGTTGCTTTGAACTGGTAATCAGCTATTGTCAAAACCATTTGAGGTACGGAATCTGGTGTTAATTGTTTAATCAATTCGTTAAATATTTTTTCATATAACACAGTATAATCGATCGATCCGTTCATCCAAATCCATTTTCTGATTTCTTTGAAATTCATATCTTTGAAATAGCCAACAAATGTAGTTATATCAGTATTGGCAATCAAAGACAATATAGATTTATCAATGATTTTAGAACTTGAATAACGCTGTAATTCATTCAATAGACGACGCATATCAGGAAAATATATTTTAATCAATTCTCTGATCACTAGACCATCATACACAATTTTTTCGTTATCTAAAATTTGTTTGATTCTATTAAAACAAGCCATCATCAAAGGTGATGTTTCAGTTTTGGTGAAATTAAAATCAATAACAGTAGATCGTGATTGTAATGGTTCAATAATTTTGTTTATAAAATTACAAGTTAAAATAAACGTACAGTTGGATGAAAATTCTTCGATAAATCCACGCAATGCAGGTTGTGTTTTCCATGACAAATAATCAGCTTCGTCATAAATTACAACTTTCTTTTTACCACCACCACCCATTAAACTATAAGTAGATGCGAACTGTGTTACGTCTGTGCGTAGTTTATCAATACCACCATCCATAGTACCGTTTAAAATCATAGTGTCTATACCAGCTTCATGACACATTGCTTTTGCTACAGTAGTTTTACCAACGCCCGGCCCACCAGCTAAAATTAAAGTTGGAAATTCGCCTTGAACAACAAATTCGTTGAATGTGTTTTTCAATCTGTCTGGAAGGATACAATCCTTTATCGAACGTGGTCGATATTTTTCGACAAATAGATAATCTTCATCGATATATTTCATTGACGTAATACACCTTTTTCTAATGCAATATAATACGCCATTTTTTCACTAATGAATTTAATACCATATTGTTCAGTGCCTTCGACAGTACCAACAGTAACAGTATAATCATTTGGCATCATTTTAATTAATTCACTTTTCAAACCAAATTCAAATAATATATTTGCATCTGTATTTGCTGATGCAATTAATAAATTTGCACTATTGGAAGTGTCTTGAGATTGATTGTTGATTACTTTAACATAGATTGAAGTTTTCTTAGCTGTTTCTAAATTAGCATTATCTATATTACCATCTTCTTCATTTAAATTAGTTATAATCATATCAGCTAGACCCATTGTTCCAGAACTACGTTTGATACGTTCTAAAGTCGCTGCATTTAATTCAAATTGTAAAATATCTGTAATGGGTATAACATCTTTATCAGTTGTTTGTATTAATGCTTTTGGTGTCATCACATATCGAACACGAAAATCATTTTCAGAAGACGTAAATATAAGTTCATGAGCTTCATCTGATAGGGTAGATGATGTAAACGAATAATCATCACCGAACATTGCTACCACATTTAAAAATTCGGTCAAATTATATATAGAAATTGCACATTCGAATGTTTGTTCGATTTGTGCCACACCTAATGCAGTTTTACGTGGTGTAACTGTTTTGATAATAGGTGAATTTGCGTCGATATAAATGTTAGAATTTATAGTAGAAAAGTTTTGAAGTACTTCAATCGTAAATGGATCAAATTTCATACGGAGACCAGTAGTTAATAAAAATTTTCAAAGATGATAAAGCAAAAAATACTAACTGTCAAATAAAAGAAAAACCCGATAGCTGTCGGCCTATCGGGTTTTATAATCAAATGGAATTAGGAGGAATTACCATCTGACATACTAAATGTACCATATTATTGTAGTTATTGCAAGCACATTTCATTAAATCCATCAGCTTTTTTAGTAAAAACAATCGATCTTTCAAACATTTCAGCCATAGCTAAATTGTGACTAATTATGATGACATTTTGTTCAACAAGTTCATTTAATATTTTATTAAATGCAGCGAACCCTTCTTCGTCGATACTACTGTCACCAATTTCATCAAATATAATTAAATTAACTGCTGATGAATTTCTGATTTTACTAACTTCGCGCCACACAAATAATAAAGCAAGATCGATTCTTAACTTTTCACCTTCTGAAAAAGAGTCATAAGTGAATTCGTCACGACCACGACTTTTTATCACAGTTTCAAAATTTTCATCAAATTGTATACCGGCATTAAAATTCATCGATTCCATATATACTGCCAGTAATTGATTAATGATAGGAATATAATTTTTAATGATAGTAAGCTTAATACCATCATCTTTCAACAGCTTAATTAACACATTCAATTGTTTTGCTTTTAATGCAATTTCTTTAAAATTTATATCTAATTTATCTTTCTGTTTAGTTAACGATTCGATTTCTGTTTTTTCTTTTTGTTGATCAGATAAATTATCATCCTTTGCAATATCTAATTTAATTAAATCATTCCTTTGCACCAACATACGTATAACATCAGTACAACTTTTCACGCCATGTTCCAATTCCCGTTTTACTTTTAACTCAGATTCATATAAAAATATATCTGAAACAATTACGGTTACTTGATTATCCAGTTGAACAACACCATTATCCATTTTTGTAATTTCATTCGAATGTTTATCGATTTCCAAACCTCGAAACGATTCATTTATATGTGATTTACAGGTCGGACAAGTTTCATTATCACAATAAAATTTAACCATACTTTGTGATGATTCAGATTTGGATTTAATTTTTACACGAAGATCACGTAATGTACTATGAGTATGTAAATTTTTATTGTATTGAATATCATCTAATATAATTTCATTAATTTTAGTATGAATATTTTCTATTTCCGTTCTATTAATTTCTATTTCAGATTCATTTTTTGTAATTTCGTCCATCAAGCTAGATAATTGTTTAGTATCTTGAGATTCTAATGTTTGTAAATGAGCCAGACGAACATTTAAAATTTGCACTACAGAATTTATTTCACCTGATATTTTATCATATTCCACTTTTACTTTTTTCAATCTATCTTTGGTGATCTTATTCATATGTGAAAATATTTGTATATCTAATATATCTTCTGATACGTCACGTCTTTCTTTTGCATCCAAACGCATAAATGGAGTATACGAGGTTGACCCCAATACTACAATCTGTTTGAATGTTTTTTCGGACATACGTAAAATATTATCTTCTAAATATTTCTGATAATCACGTGACGATGCGTCTTGTTTCTTTAAATCATCATCAATCCAAATTTCAAAAATACTAGGTTTAGATCCACGAACAATCTTGAATTTTTTGTTATTGGTTGTGAATTCTATTTCAACTAATAGACCTTTTTTATTATTGGAATTAATTAACTGACCCTTATTAATCTTTCTAAAAGGTTTGCCATACAAAACAAACATCAATGCTTCAATAATAGTCGATTTACCAGAACCGTTTTTACCCACCATTAAGGTACGTGGTGCAGATAGATCAAATTCAAAAAATTGATTACCAGTTGATAGTAAATTTTTATATTTTAAAAGTTCAAATTTAATCATGCTGTTGTTCTCGAAACGTCCAATGCTTCATAATAAATTTCTTGAGTTAAATGTTTGATGTCATCAAGTTTAATATCGTCATCAGCTTCAACACCATCAATATTTTTCATCATAACTGCTAGTGTATTTTCTACTTCGATATCATCAATATTTTGTTCAACAAACACCATATCATCGTCAATAATTTGGAGTTCGATCAGATTACATTTTTCCAAATCATCAATTAAGTTTTCAAATGTTTCGGTACTTTGTTTTTTAACCACAATTAATTTAACAATAGAACCTTGTAATTTAGAAAAATCAAATTCAGTGTAATCAGTCAATTCATCGTTATACAATATTTTGTGGTACATTGAATATGGGTTTTGTATAAATTCCAGTTCACCTGTTGTGGTGTCAAATATATAGAAACCTTTCGGATCGTCATGATCTTCCCATGTCAATTCATACGGTGCACCCAAATAGGTTATGTTGCCCTTAGTCGATGGATGATGATAATGACCTGAATACACATGTTTATATTGTTTAAACACATTTGATTTAATACCACCTTGTGAAGTCATATGTTTTGACATAGCAAAACCACTTATTTCCAAGTGACCAAACATATAATCAGCAGTTGATTTTTCGACAAATTTATAAAATGTAGGTAGATCATCTGGTGTTACCCACGGAATTAAATCGATAGACGTACCATCGTCGAAATTCACTGTTTGGTTTTCTTCATATATTCGAATAGATTTTTGATCACGCAATAACATGAATGCATTAACATCAGTTGTGTTTTTATAAAAAATATCATGATTTCCTAAAAACACTTTCAGGTTAAACACATCATGATTAAATTTATCAAGAAAATGTTCTTTCATCCATGTTAGTGTTTGAAAATTGATTTGTTTGCGTTTATCGAATAAATCGCCAAATTGGTACACGTCGTATATTTCACGTTCTTTCAAGGTATCAAACATAAAATCAAAGAACTTGATAAAATATTCATGGAACTGATGTGAATCACCACGTGCGCCCCAATGTGTGTCACCCAATAAACATATTTTCATCTATACAATACCTTCGAAATTTTTAGTTTTGGTACTAGTTGGTTTAATCGTTTTTTCTTCATATGCTTTAATATCAATATCATATAACGGTTGTAAATATTGTTTAAAAGATTCTGAGTTAGGATCAATTGAATTTATTTCATTATCAATTTGACTAGCAATATCGTCATCGATACTAGTCGATTGAACATATTTTGCTTTGATCATTAACTGCTTCTTTTCACGTTGTATTCGTCGCAGAAAAGCATAATACGATATTTGAGTAAAATATGCAAATGGATTATTTGATTTTTCTGGATTAAAATTTCGTATATATCGTAAACAATTTTCAACTCCATCAGAAACCATTTCATCACGATAACTATAATTAATGAATGATGGACTGTATGATAAACGATTACATATGTTCCATATCATTAAAGAAATAGAATCAGTAATTCGAGGTGGTAAATCATCAGATTCCAAAGCTGCTGCACAACGTTCAAGATAAGTTACCATTTCAGATAAAAATCGTACATTGTCAACATAATGTTCTTTATTTTTTTTATTTTTAGCCATTCAGGTACTATACACTATCTTACCTGAAATACATAATTATGTAAACATATTTTTCATTTATTTAACTCATTTAATAAGAATTTGACTTTATGTTTCATATGTGATATAATCAATAGTTATTAAACGATGTGTATAAAGTTGATTACCTGTTATGTAAAAGGTTTTTATGCGAAGCATATCGAGCGATAGCGAGATAAACCTTTACACATTTATTACTTTTCTTTTTATTATGCTTGTGAAGATCATTCACCAGTATATCATTTTCACAGTTATGTACCAAATATGATGGTACGGATAGCTATGGATAAAATCCAATGATCAATAGTTAAAACGAAATCCACTGATATACATCAATTACCCTTCGGGTACTCATTGCTACCGCAATTCGAAAATTCTTTATAAATTTATTTTGTAAATAGAATAATCAAATTGTTCTTTAATGTATATCTTCAGACGGTCGAGATAATGTTTGATTGAATAGTTAGCACGTTTTCCTGTTCGAAGATCATCTGATATATCATATAGTGTAGCAGTGGATTTCGTTTTGGTTGTTCGTAATATTCTACCAATTGATTGTAACACCCGAATTTCAGATTTAGAAAATATGGCAAATATCAATGTATGTAAATTTTTAATGTTGATACCACGTTGATACAATTTGTATGTCGCAATGATCACACAACCTTTATTTTCGTTCACATATTTTCGTACACGTTCTTTTTCATCAGCACTTGTTTTTTGGTTTAAGAAAAACACATCTTTATCGCTGATTCCAGAAATTAAATTATATATTATTTCACCATGCGCCAAATGATTACATAATATTAAAACATTTTTATCTTGATTAGTATTAGCAATCGTGATGTTTTTGATGATATTATTTCGTCCAACATGGTTTTCAAGAAATGCTATTTCTTCTTGATATGTCATCTTACGTGATCGTTTTTTACCTTCGTCATCTGTATATCTGATGGTTGATTTTTGTTTATCTTCATCAGTATGGTTTAATTCAATCGTGTTGATATGTAACAATGCAGCACGTCCCGATTCCATCATTTCAGATGTTGTCAGATATCGTCGAACAACACCGAATAAACCTTCTAAAATAAGGTGATGAACTTTCTTCGATCCCATCGTGCCAGTCAATCCAATTTTCATTGCGGACTTAACACATTTTTCCATCACACCTTTTATTGATGCTGCTGTTGCTTCATGTACTTCATCACATAATATTGATTGATATTGATTGAAATATTGATTGTTTAATTTATATATACTTTGCCATGTGGAAATCACGACACCTTTATCGGATTGCTTATCTTCACCCGCATAAATTTTATGGCAATTTTCTTCTACGCTCCAATTTTCTTCGGATGAATATTCACCAAAATCTGAATACATTTGATTCACTAAAGAAACAGTTGGTGCAATTATTAATACTTTATCTTTGAAATGATTACACCATCGAGTGATCGAATATAAAATTAAACTTTTGCCAGATGCTGTAGGTGACAATATTAATCTTTTTTTGAAATTGATACTGTCATATATTGCTTCAATTTGTGGTTCGTCATGAACCAACAATTCACCAAGTTCATTCAATGGTTTTAATGATATACAAAATTCACGAATTTGTTCCTTTGTATATTTTTCGGTAGGTTCGTCATAATCTAATTCAATTGAATAATTATGCTGTTTAGCAAATTGTTTTAGATGTGTAACCAAACCACAATATAATCTATGTGAAGATATGTTATATAAATGACTGAAACCATCCCACTTTTTTGCTTTGAATGCTGGATGAAACATGTAACCAGACGCACGATATGAGAAAAATTCATTCAGTTCAAAATCAATTCCTAGATCGCTGGTTGTGATGTGACAAAAACTTTCATCTAGTTTTCTGACAATAATATCAGTCATTATGCACCACCAGCTTTAAACATAGTGAATTTAATAGCATTGCCTATATTAAAAGACATTTGATTTAATGTATTAATAATACCTTCAATATAATTAATTTTGTGTTTTAGTTCGGCAACCTTTAATTTGATATTAATTATGTCTTGATCACCATTTATGAAAGTCATTACTTCGAACTTATCCTTTAATACTAAATTGAATTCAGTTTTATAATATTTCCATTGTCGAGCGAACACTTTATCATATTCAGTTTCTTCTTTTTTCAGTTTCAATATTTCAGTGTTTAGCGCAGCTAGCCATTCACCAGTAATATAAGGTATTCGAATTGAACACACTTCTAATGCTGAACTGTCGATTCTTAAATCTTTTTTAGCTTTATCTTTTAGTTGTTGTAATAACATAGTAATATTTTCAGTTGTTTCACAACTGAGTATAACACACTATTATAAAAATTTAAAATAAGTGTACTCTAGGGTAACCGATGCGAATTGTGGATCTGCTGGTGTTCGATAATCAAATTGTAAATCAGATAGTTCGATAGGATAAGTGTCTACGAATGTGATGTGGTGTAATGGATTACCTTGATTTGATAACAAGCTTAATACACAATCAGACCAGACATCTTTTTGTGTTGAATTCTCTGGTGATCGCATTTCCATCATCCAGTTATATACTTCTTTGTAATTTAACAAATCTTCGTCTACAAGAAAATTAATAGTTAACGGATGGAATTGAAGTTTTGAGCCGGGTATTGAATAATCAATAGAAGAATTAGGAACATTCATTAATCCTAATGACATGCCCGGCAATTGAGCAGACTGTGTGTTATATGCCACTTCAGGTAGTTTTGAGAATGAGAACGAGAATGCGTTTTGTTTTATATAATCCATGTCATATTTATATTAATTAATGATTGCTATTTATATTAAACTCGATATAATGGCTGTATATTAATTAACGAGTAAGCCAAAATGAGTATCGCAATCGCAATCGTAGTAATGATAATGATAATGATAATGTCTGTTAACCATGATATCAACAACGTTGAGGTATAAGTTATGATTACCATTTTAATAATTGCAGCTATGGCCTTGATGGTCGCTGATAAACTGATCAAGGTAAAGTATAATGAAAAAATTTCTTGAATTTAAACGTGTCAATATCTGTGCAGGTTCTAAATATCCATTATATGTTTATGAATCTAAATATTTTGGTTTGAAATATGATGTGGTGAAAATTCGAATCACTAAAGATAGAAACAACAAATGGACGATTCGAACTAGAACTGCTGCTGTATGTACTTATACTATTTGGTCATCTAATATCAAATCATTAAAAGAAGCTAAATTTGAAGCAAACGCTAAGTTGAATGCCAGATATAATTTTTCAACTGATTTTGATGATGCATTTGATCATTATAAACTTTAACTGAAGGAACCTGAAATGGCTAAACGAATTAAACGAGATTATCTTTTAGATGTTATTTCACCTGATACTGTCGCTGAGTGTTATGGTGTTTCACCATTACTTTATGCAAAGATATGGAATGAGATTGTTC